AATAAATGTTAGATCTATATCTAACATTAATTGTCCCGCTAATGTCGCTGTAACGTTGGTGGGTTCAGAACAGCCAATAACAAACATTCCAAATGTTGTTTCAGCTGTTGTGTGTCCTGCATTGAGTGCAGTCCACAATGTGGGGTCGGTCTTATTACGAACGACCCAGGGTGTGGCGTTGTCGCCATTAGGGTTGCCTTGATATTGTATAATTTTCTTCACTCTAGTATCTGTAACAGTTTGTAAATTGACTGTATAACCAGCAATATCAGTAGGGTCAGTAGCATCCGGATCATAAACAATAAAAAAGCTGCCTGTAAAACCTGTACCAACATTCGGGATGAAACGTAATCGACATTTATCAATAAGAACTTGGGTGTAGTCTTTAGCGTTCCATTCAATTTTAGTTTGTGGTGCAAGTATTGCAGGAGCAATTGGTTTAAGAAAATAAACCTGGCCGCTTTTATCTGTACTAGCGGCAGTAACCACCTCTGGTAATAGAACTTCTTGATTTTTTAAAGTTAGGCTACTATTTTGAGATGGGTTAGAAATGTTCATGGATCCTGGTGTGTACTTATTAAAAACTGGCATTCTTTCGAATGGTTCGTTTTTAGAAGCTGACATTGCGCTTTTTGTGAAGTCTTTTAAATTGCTAAAGCGAACAGCTTGAGCAATTTTACCCTGTTGTACACTTTTATTAATCATGTCTTTAACTATTTCACCAGATTTTGAGAACACTGGTGGAGCGGTGTACCTAGACACGAATTTGTCGGGTTTAACATCGTTATGGGTTATGCTAGCATTGCTAGTATTTCTGGGATGTATTTTAGTATTAGTGGTACTAAAGCTATAAGGCTGCTGAGGTCTACGCCCGACTGAGTTTGATCTTTTACCTCTGGATCTAGATCTTCTTCTTCTCGAATTTCTCGATCTACTACGCGCTCTTCTTCTTGTTGGTTCAATATAGTCCCAATCGGTAGAGCCCCAGATGGGTTCTTTGTATCCCCCATGAGATTTAACAGTAGGGCCCCGATCTGTGGGTCTTGAAGTGCGGTTGTTAGAATTTCGGTTGGCGATCGTCTCGAGGACGCTCGCGACGACTTTTGCTTTTTCTTGCGTTGTGAGTTTTTTGACATTTGACATTTTGTCTTCTGTAAGTTGTTGTGGAAGTTTAAATTTCGAAATTGCAGGGAAAAGACATAAGGTTCCTTTACTCTCACCAAATACTTGGTTTTTCGCCACGTATCTATAATACGACATCACACACAAGTTATAAGTTGCATGACAACCTATAGCTATGGGGAGGGGCAAGAGTGTAAGAATCGTATGCACAATGACCCCCTGCCAGCCATTGCGAGGGAATTCTAGTGCCGGAATAACGAAAATAAGAGGCCAGAACATAGTCCAAACGAAATAATGTTTGAACATCTCTTCCCACATAGGGGAGAAACAAACTGTTGCCCACCATGTGGCAAAATGTATGGAAGATACTGTAACCTCATCTTCCAAATCGGTCTTTGTGGGGTCATCGATTTGTTCACGAACGTCTTTGTAATTCATGCCAAAAGTCTGAGCTATTTCAAATATCATTTGTTCTGTTGGTAACGGTAGTGTCTTTTTGTATGCAACTACCACTACTGGTGGTACTATACTGCTAGTATATTTAGAAGTTTTGTCCTTATATTTGAAACATCTTTTAAGCGAGCTATTGATCAATGTGTTAGGTCTAACTAGTTTTTTTGGTGAATAATGAGAATAAGTGTTTCACTGGTCTAGTTATTAATGAATATAATGTATATGTTTTCAGAGCCCGTGTGAACTCACCTGATATAAAATAGTCCTTCCAAACCCCTGGTACTTTCCATATCCAGTGTTCGTTTGACAGGTGAGATACCATGTAATAGACAGAATTTAAATGCATCATATCATATTTATTAAGCCAATATGACAACTTAGAATAAATGTTGACCAATCCCACATCACCTAATAATGCTGTTTGTCTAAGCGTGTAGTGGTTGGTAACTTGCTGTCTGTTTGACATCATGGATTTAAAATAGATTCTTG